AAAATAATACTATAAATATGGCACGAATCGCATTAGATTTATCACAATTTAAGTCAGCTGGAGTTTATACTGTTGAAATCGATAATTCAGAACGTATCGTTGTAACAACACAGTCTTTAAGATTGTTTCCAGGATTTGCAGCGCAAGGCCCTTATAACACACCAGTGTTTATAAGATCAACCAGAGATCTCCAGAGATTCTTTGGTGATATTGACCCTAAGTTGGAAAGAAAAGGATCTTTCTTCCAAAGATCAATCCAAACAGGATTATTGGCTGCACCAGTGTTCGCAATTAACTTAATAAAAGTTGATGAAAATCCTACGTCGCCTACAAAAGATGAAGTAGAATATATTGGCTTAGGATTAGATTCATGGGCACAAGAAGATGCTACTCTTTATCGTGACGCTAAAAATGATTTATTTGTTAATTTCTTCAACCGTCAAAGATTCTGGACTCCAGATCCTGAATATTTACAAGGTGTAGTAACTAATGGATACGCTGCGCCATCAGTATTAGACGCTCCTTTATTTCAATTAGTTAACCTTAGCACAAAGAAATATTCATTTATTATAAGAAAAGCTCAAGGTTTAAGCCAGTATAGTGTTTATGCAAGAGATTGGTATGGTTCTGATACCAATATTCCTTATGAATGGATTCGCCCATACGATTTAATGAAAGATTTCTTTATTCAACTTATCGCTATTGAAGGCGATTGGACCGATTATGAAACACTTTCACTCGATCCTTATTACTCACAATTCTTTTCTGAAGAAGGCATCATACCTTCACAACTACAGAATTTCATGAATTCAGCTAATGTTAATTTAATTGGTTCATGGACAGGAACTATTATTCCTGATTTTAAAGATCAAACAGGTTCAGAACAATACATCGAAACTATCGTTAACGGATCAACTCCTTTAACAGGAATATTGATGAATGTTAACCATCAGGCTCTTGATCAATTAAACTGGAATGAAACTATTAATCAATGGGTTCTTGGTGAAGGAACAACTCCTGCTCCATTCCAAGTTGATTTAATCGGACACAACTTAATTGATAAAGATGATAGTACACCAATTCATACAAGATTCTTAAGTTATGATATTAATGTAAGCGATAACGTATTACACAGTTATGTAGATGTTACTCCATTAGATTCTACTTATAGAAAATTCTCTATTGACGCATCAACTGAAGCTGCTAGCATTACCGTTGGAAGTTTAGTTAAAAGTGGCGTAGATATTCCAGGTGTTACATATGTAACTAAAAAATATTATGAAAGTGGTGCATACGTTGTAGAAACAGCAGAACCAGTAGATTGGACATGCTGCTACTTACTTGTACAAAAACCAATAGATGATCCTACAGTTACTACAGCATATAAGTTTATCCAACTTGATGGATTAGCACTTTCTAACAGACATCTTCCAGGATTCGACGAAAACGGAGCTCCTAATGTAGAAGATGGTCTTAGAAAGATTTACGGTCAATTATTTGATTCCGGAGTACTAAGAGGATTAACTAACAAAGATATGATTGATTATCGTTACGTTGTTGATACAATGGCTTACGGTCTTCAAGCAGAAATGGGTGGAAAAGCATACCTTTCAAAACTTGCAAAAACAAGAGGAAAATGTACTGCTATTATAAGTGCACCCGCTATTGCTCAATTTGCCGCATCAGTTAATCCTTACTTCTGCGATACATTCATTCCAGGAGTAGATCCAACTCCAGTATTTAATACACAATACATTCCAGAAGGAGGTAACCCTGACATGCCAAGATCATTTAGATTTACTTTCCCAACTGAAGAAAATGGTGCTAAATATTGCGGAGTATTCGGTCCTTATCTTAAGTATTCAGAAGGCGGAAAACTTATAAATATTCCACCGGCTGCAGACGTGGCAAACGCATACGTAAGAAAATTCTTAGGCGGAAACCCATTTGCAATCGTAGCAAACAAAAACGGTATACTTTCAAATCCAAATCTTGCAGGGCTTGAGTACATGATTGATAAAACAGATAGAGATTATCTTGAACCATTTGGTTATAACTCAATCATTCAAAGAGCTGCAACTGGTCAAATAATGATTTACTGCAACACAACTGCATTCCAAATTGTTAAGAGTGACTTCAATAACTTACATGTTAGAGAATTACTTAACACAATTGAAATACAAGCTGAAGAAGTACTTGAAAATTATGTATTTGATTTTAACAATCCAATTACAAGACTCAATATTATCAACTCATTAAC